CGAGCTTGCCTTAGCCTAGCTATGAAGACCTCGACCTTAGTCGATTGATTTGCAAATTTTTCTCCAGAGCCAAATAATACATTATTTAAGCCAATAAGAATATCCTGATTGACTACTTCATATTTTTTAGGGTCAAGAAGATTGGCGATATCAGGAATTATAAATTTTGCGTCTGTCGTATAGTCTGCGACGAGGACTCTCCCAATTGATTCGTTTTGGAATATCTCTTGCATCACCTGAAGGTTCTTCTGGTTTACTCCCCCCTTGTCTGGTTCTGACCCCATAGTTACCAGAAGAATAGCTTGCTGCATCGTACGTGTAATGGCCATGTCCATTTTCTTTAATTCTGATTTCCAGTTAATGTCTTCTAACACTGGATAGCCGAAAGGAACAGAAAATGGTTCGTAGTCTTGTTTCTTATAAAATACCGCAGAAATTCTTTCCTCCTCCAGAGGTAAAACTATTCTTGCACTTCTACCAGACTTAATTAAGTCCTTAGTTTTTTTATCTAAACTATTTAAAACTTCTTTATCTTCATCCGTCACTGGGTTCCTTAACCTCGCCAGTTCGTAATCCGATATCTCTTTATAATATTTAGCTGAAGCGAAAGATATACTGCCTCCTGCTTGAATATCTGCCGGGTTGAGAATTACATATCTTACAGGAATTACGCTGCTCGACAGACTTTCTCCCCCGAACGTTTGAGTAATCTTCTTGATGTCTTTGTCCTTCAGTTTGGCATCAAATCTATAAATGAAAACATTTCCAGAACGATAATATTCCCGAAAGAATTTATCCTGCATTTCCCAAATATTTATTTTTTTGAAATAAGCCTCAAAGAAATCTCTAGATTTTTTATTCCCCCCTCGAAAAGAAATGCCGCTCACAGAAAACTCGGTCATCAAATCAATAGTGTTTCTAAATATGGCGAAGTTATAATAAGCTTTTTGGCAGAGGATTACCGTATCTCTAATGCTAAGATTAGATTTATTTACATAATTAAAAGGAACGACACCATCTTCAATGTTCTTGAATCTATCGGTTCTGTGGATGTTCCCCGCTTTGTTCCTTCTGCTCCGAGTCGTCTCGTTGGAGGCGAAAGCTGTCTCTCCCGCCACCAATGGAGTAGAATCCACGCTCTCCGCAGCCTTCTCCAGATTAGACCTTCTACCCCTTTTGGTCGTAGAACCCGTGGTAGTCGTTTTGCCCTCTTCCTTTTTTCCTTTACCTTTCATAAGAAATACCGATTAATTTTACACTTTAATGTATGACTATGGGAGTAAAAGTCTCCTCTGGCCCCTCTGGTTGAGTCATCATGTCATAATAGCACTTAATCGCCCAATTTCCAAGCATTAATGTCGTATAATTATCTCGCCTAGCTCTATTGGGCGAATTACTCTTTTTGAGATGCAGAGGTAAGTCAAAAGTTTGGGTTCCTCTAGCGGTAGATTTGACTTCGATTAAAGTGCATTGCTTCTTCGTTTGGTATATTAGATTATCTTGAGCTTCGATCAAGTCTAATACCGTTTCTCCGGGAGGAAATGTTAAATTAATCCTTTGCGTAGACGCCCTGTCGAATTCTGGGCCATTGGCAGTAGTTCTTGAGGCAAACCATATTTTTCTATGATCTATGGAAGCTTGCAAATTCTCATTAGCTTTTCTTAACCAGTTGCTCGTAAACACTTGCTTAAATACTATTTTGCCATCTTGCTTGTTATATTTCCTCCTAGCCTTCCTTATCATAACTTCATAGTCAGAACCTTCTGAGTCGCTATCAAAATCAAAAAATTTTAAATCGTGGCCGAATTCTTTAGACTCGTTACAGCCGTCAATAAATTGATAACCAGCGTTATCGATAACTACCATTTCCACGTCGAAGCTATCCATAACATATGAAAAATATTTAATATGATCCTTTAGGTCTCCTCCAGCAACAGCGTAATTATGCACGAGGATGCCCTGTAAGCGTTCTTCGTCCAGTTCTAGCACTGAGATAGCAAAAAAGTCAGAAGTCGGGCTATTCGAGAAGCTGGGGTCAATGGCGACTATGTACTTCTTGCCTCTCTCTCCAATTATTCTGGTAGTCGGCGTTTGTCCATCTGGCACGGTACATAGGTGCATTTTCTTCGCGCTGAAGTAACTATCTGAGCCATCTGTGAATTGAGCACAATACTCGCGCTGAAAAGAGGCGTTTGATGTACCTCCGCTTTGAGCCTCTTCGATAATGATGGGATCGATCATTTCTTTTGGCAATGCTTCATAGCCCATCTGCGATATAAAATAAGTAGCTTCTCCTTTTTCTTTGCTTTGTATTTTCTCCAGCCACTCTTTATAAGTTTTATACAAATTCTCGAAAGTGTAAGAGGCGGAAGATAAAGCTATCATTTTAGCATCATTGCTGAACTCCATTCTATCTTCTTCTGCCATGGAGCCCGCCTTTATTAGATTGTCTTCCATCTCCCTTATCTCTAGACGCTCCTTTATGTTCTGGGGGGCCACCAAGAAGGGCATTAAGACATTAGTAATTAAATCTTCTGGCAGCAATAGAAACTCGTCAAGCACCAAAACGTTTGCTCTGAAACCGCGAATCTTTTCTCCACTCAACGGGATGGCTGTGATCGAGCCTCCGTTTATTTTCCATTCGAATTGGTCGTTTCTTTTGGTCTTAGCACCAAAGGCTTGGGCCAGTAATTCAGCCCCTTTGGAGGCTACTATCAGCTCTAAGTGATTGAAAATAAACCTCGCTGTGCGAAACGTCGGGCCAGCAATGAGTATCTTGGTGTTGGGTTCGAATATGCACTGCAAGAAACAAAAGATGCTTGCAATAAAAGTTTTCCCACAGCCACGGCCCCAAACGCACATAGAAAAATTTCTATTCATTAGCCCTTTGAGGGTCACTTCTTGATAGGGTGCAAGTTTTATTCCCGATATGAGTTCCGTCGTTATTCCGACATTGGCTCTCAAAAATTTGGCTAAAGAAATCTTGGCATCTTTGTCCAAGAGGTTTCCAGAAAGCTTTGACATCTCCTCATTTACATTAGGTAGGTCTACTTTGTATTTATCTGGCGCATACCACATATTATCTTTTTACCCTTCAACATACTAACTACTCGGCTAACAAAGTCAAAATAAAAATTTCCCCCTAACCATTTCAAAGCATCCCTATGTCGTAAGCATTTTGTAAATCTACTGAATCATACCAGCCCCTAGAGAGAAGTAAGACTTCTGCGACTCTAGCAGCTTCAATCTTTCCTTTGGTAAACAAAAATTGAATATGGGGATATTCTTGAATCAGTTCTCTAACATTGTGAAAAACAAATTCCGGGGTAACTCTTATTTTTTTCGATACGTATGGTAAATTTTTAAAAGCGAGGCAGTGATCAAGCGTATCTTCTGTTAGGACGACTAAATTAGCGTCTGCTTCTTTAGCTCTTTCTATTTCTCTTTTAAACCTTTCGTATCCGCCGCTTAGAGTTCCTATGAAATCAACTATAGATTTTCTTTCTATATGAAGGTTTCCGCAAATCTCAGAATCGCTTAAGGTATAGTCTCCATATTTTAAAGTTGTTACGTCTATTGGTAAATTGAGCTTGTATGGCTTCTGCTCTCTGGTATCCACGTAAACGCTAATATTCTTTTCCTTTAGCGACTCGTAATCGATACTCTTTGGAAACATCTGCTCGTTTGGCTCTACGTATTTCGGTATGAGCCCGACCTCCTCACAGAGCTTGTAATAGTCTCCAAAAAGTTTATTATAATAATGAATGGGCGGCATCATCGTGGTTCTTAGTTCTATCTCTGTCGGCGCATATATTAATTTTTTTTTATTCTTTCTCTTTTTGAGAAGATCAGTACAATACCCTTGGGCCTCGGCCTTGTCTGTTTTGATTAACCATTTTTTTAAATTGCCCCTATTATTGAAGTCAGAAGTAAAATATTGCTGTTTGTTTTTGAACTTAATTATTTTACCGTCATAGAGGTCATGTCTGGCGTAGTGAGTTTGGTAATACTCGACCATCCTTATCTTGTGAGCCTTTAGGTGGGAATGTAGCTTCCTGTCATTTTCGAACTCTTTCTTACAGATTGTGCAACTCGTTTTCGACATGGTCTTTTTTGTCCTCGAATTTATAATTAAAATATTCTATATCATCGCTATATAGACTTGCCGCCTTATCTTTAGTTCTCTCGTTGTAGAAAAAAGAGTAGTGTGGCTTGTTGTGCAAAACCTTAGCTCTCGGCAAGGGATCATCTTCTAGGCTCAATTTTTTACATACTTTTTTAAAATCATTTTCCAAGTTTTCAAAACGGGCTAGGAAGTCTATGGGTATCTGCCCCCTTGAGTTCTTAAGCCAAGTCAATTGAGAAGCTACCCATTTACCCTTGGTCGCATTCTCTGGATTACCCACTAAATTGTAATCTTCTTTATCTCTGGCGGTTTTAATAGAAAAAACAAATTTTTCGAAATTAGATTTTAAATTTTCATACCAGTCTGGTTGAACCCTTGGGTGACCTTGATGTAAGCCCCATTCGTACGAGATGTCGTAGCCGTGAAAAGGGGTGTTCATAGACCAATCGTATAGGAACTTATCTCTTTCGATCCACAAGTACCAAGACAATAATCGATCCCAAGGGTTTCTTACTATCGAGAACTTATAATATTTATTCCATCTCTTCCTCCCGTATTCTTCTATGCACTTAGTCGTGACGACGTGTTGTGCTCTCGGGTACTCGTCAAAAAAAACCTCTATACTACTCCCGGCGGTTTTATTTATATGAACAAATATACATTTGAATTCGTCGCTAATCATCCGTTCAGAACCTCGTCTTCGGTTATTCCCATTATCCTAGCTTTCACTTCCTCGAGACTCGAAAGTTTTTGTATTTCATCTTTAATCAATATCTTTCTCATCTCTGCAAGTTTGATAAGCTTCCTCCTAGACTCTTCCTCTTTCCACATTTCTACCAAGTTCAATATACTCGCATTATTTTTAATTTCCTTTTTAAGACGGTCACTTCTTTTCTCTTTTAGGTCACTTAAAAGTTTTTGCTGTCTATTTACACATTGATTATATTCTGTTTGGGCATCGTTAATCGCGCTCACTAATCCCATGGATAATCTTCTGCCCTCCGTGTCATTAGCAGCACCATCCATTAAATCTGAAAGATGATTAATTCTTCTTTGAATATTTGAAGCAATTACAACCTCTGCGGCAAGAACTATATACTCATCGACTTCCTCTTGCGTCAGGTCGCATTTATCGTATGTATATCTTACGAAGCTGCTTTCAAACAGTTCTCTATCTACCGTGGTTTGATAAGTATTAATTTGATGTATAAATCTATATACGTGAAGATATCCGATAAGGGCCGGGACATCTCTTTTTTGCTTCGGGGTCACCTTGTCTTTATCAATTCCATGTAAAACATATTTATTTATTCTATATACCGTTTTGTCAAACGTCCCCGGAGGTTTGTAGTCCGACATGGGTATCTCCGAATTATCTTG